GTATAACCTGATGCTGAAACACTTACATCACCAGCACCTTCGGTAATAACTTCTAAATCCGAATCCGCTCCTAATATAAGCGGAGCTTTATCTGGTAATGTAATAGCTACGCCACCACCAGCTTTTAACCAATATTTACCTGTCAATGCAGTACTATTTTCTTCTTGTAGTTTAACCCACAACTCGGTATCAGAAGATATGATATATGATTCAACTACAATTATTGTACTTGCTGCACTTGCATGAACAGCCTCACCCTCACCAGAAGCATCGGCACTATCATATACAGCCTGCCATCTTGTTTTCTCGACTCCAGAAAGTAATCGCCCATACTCATCAGCTAATACTCTTACGGCATCACCGTCAGCTACAGCCGTAGGTTTAGTAGCATCATAAGCTGCCATTAATTGTGGACCATCTGCCGAAGCTGCACCATCATGTGTGGCATCCCAATCGTCCATGATTTCTACTGCATTTTTAATAGATACTCCACTTGCTTCAGTCATGTTTAAGTCAGCAGCGGTAACTTGTACAACTTCTAATCCTGATGTACCTGTAGTATCTACTGTAAGTGAGGATGCTCCATCATCTACCGATAAGGTACTGCCACCATCGTCAACAGAGACTAATCCAGTAGAGACATTTGCTATAGTAACTAATATAGCACCAGCTTCCGCACCACCACCAACTACTATCTTAGTATCTAACGAAGTGGTATCACCAGCTATAGTTGACAGATGGGCTACTGCGTCATCATCAGTAGCAAGAGATACTCTCTGTACGCCAACACCCAATACTCCCTCGTTCATAGCGAGAGCAGCACCGCCCATTTGAGCAAGGTTGGTGACAGTAGAAACTGTAGTTACTGTACCACTTGATATTACTACTGCTCCTGTATTACAAGCTGTTATCTTACCATCAATAGAAGTTGTGTCACCGGCTATAACACCAGTATCGGTATCTATGGTTCCCAACAACGCAACAGCAGGGTCATCTGATGCTAATGTTATTCTCTGTACTCCCGTAGCAACAGCACCAGCACCAGCCAAAGCTGGAGCAGCAACCCCATCACCACCTAAGTCTAATTTAACTCTCTGATATTGTTTGCCACCAACATCATCAGTAGCTACATCTTTTCCCGAACCTTCTGTTACTGCAATATTATCAGCCATAATTTCTCCTTATGGACCAGCATACGTTATAGCCAGTAAAAGACCCATAGACATACCTGCTTCTATAGGTATTACTGCCGAACTTGTTACATAAAATTGTGTATCATCTGAAAACATAACAATATTTCCATCTGAATCTTTTATCTGTATAGTACTCCCGATTGTAAGAATATTATTGTCATTATTCCAATTAAGATTTGTATTATTTTCACTAAGTACACCATTATTATCAATAAAAACTATTGAATCATCGGTTAGCCCTGTCAATGTTAGACCCGCAAATGTAGGATTACCAGTAAAACCTAATTTACGAGATAGTATAGCTATTGCTTGACGTACAGATGTCGCTGACGCTGCTGCTTCTGAACCTACTACAGCTTTAATTATAGGTGGTTTAATATTTGATGGCATAACATTATTTCCTTGAATCTATTTCCGAACCCATGACCCCTGCCTACTCTTTTCCCACTTTCCGGCTTGGTCCCCTTGGGAATACCAAGATTCATCAAAACCATAACTCGATGTCTTTTGCTCAGAAGGGGCAGGGGCACTACTTGTAGGAATACCTGCTCTGCCCTCATAATATTCTTCCCATTCCATTTTCTGAGGAGTCTCCTGCTGTGCAGGTGCTTGTGATGGAACACTCGCATTTAACGCACCACCATAACTCGAAGGGACTAAACCGCTACCCTGTCGACCCCCACTGGGACTGGACGTACCTCCTGTAGTTGGACCCCGACCAGCTTTAAATCTTCCAAATACATCATAAGGACTATTTGCCGTACCGGCTTCAGGTTCTTGGTAAGTTTGGGTTTGCCCCGCTTGCATCGCAAGTCCAGCAAGCATGCCCATATCAGGACCAACATCTTCTCTACGCTCAATAAACCCCGCTTTGTCTAACTGGGCCTGTGAAAGCCTTTGCATCTGAATGTCTTCTAATTTTAGTCTTGCAGGAGCACCAACTGTTTCTTCCCATCTGCGTCCAGTAGCAGCTTGTGTAGTAGAACCAAACATACCACCACTAATTAAGTTTTGTGTTTCAGCCCCCACGTCCTGGACTTTCTGTTTTTCTAATTGCCCTCTTGCAGCTTTCCCAAATGTTCCTCCGGGAGAGTAAGTAGATATAATAGTATCATAAATACTCATTGCTTCATCGTATCGTTTTAAATTAGCAGATGTAGCCATAGCGGAACTTCGTGCTAATGAATTAAGTAATTGTTCGTAAGATGTTGCCATTAGATTTCCTCTTAAATAGTTCCGGCAGGTCGAATATCTCCTGCTATAAGATTAATTACAAATGTTTCTGAAATAGTACTATTATAAAATTTTATTCCTAACCACTTACCCCTTAACCTTGTTCGTATTCTAAACCTACCTGTACCAGTAAATGTGCCAGTTTCAATAGGCGTAGCACCGTCTTTGATATCTTCTAAACAAGTTTCGGCGTCATCTGATACGTGTATATCATAACTAACAGCGTCTGAATCTGCATCTGCTCCGTCTGACGCACCACCACCAACAGTAACTGTTAGTGAGGTTAACTTACCCTCGCCATTGTCATCTTGTTCGTTCATATCTACCATAGCTAAGGTAAAATAACTGCTAATGGCTTCATCAGTTGCACCTATATCATCATCTTTAGCTGAGTACGTAAATTTTCTTAAATAACCATCCTTACATCCAAGTATCAGCCCTTTGGTATTAGTTTTATCAGAATCATAAAATGCATTAGAATAAATACCGCATTCTTCTGGGTATGTTTCTGGATAAAATCCTTGAGTTTGTAGGTCATAAAAATAATTGAGATTAGTTCCATCCTCTAATGTAGTTCTTGAGATAACAAGTCCTTGATTAAGAGGGTCAAAACTAAGTACTATTCTATGTGTATCTGGGTCTACTGCCCAAGTAGAAACTAATTTAGGTAAGTGCCCTTCGCTTATATTAATAGGTTTTTCTCTACCACCCATCATTACATATAAACCATTTGCACCCCAAAAATAGAGATTCCCTTTATCATCCTTACACCAAGACCACGGACTAAATATACCAGTAGTATTATCTAATTCATCTATCTGTCCTGAAAATGCAGGGTCACCGGTTAAAATATGTATTGAAGTAGCACAACCAAATACTAAAAAGTCATCTCCATATGGAATCATTGCACTAACAATATCCCCTATTTCACCAGCATCTGCGTTATTAGCGGCTACCGCCGTTAGTGGGTCGGTTGCTCCATAAGTCCAATTCCACGGATTTGCAACTTTACTCATATACCATTGATGCGGATAATTAGGGTGTCCTGATAAAACACAACGACCTCTATATCTACAAGAGATATAAGCACTTGCTGGCATACTACCAAAATTATCTGTATCATTAGCATAAGGAGTCCAAGTATACCAATGTGGGGGACCAACTTCATTAGCATTCAAATCAAACGAAACGGCTGTCCCGTATGGAACAGTACCGCCAAATTGAAAAGTAACCGGATTAGTTCCAGTTACAGTATCAGAAGATGTAAATGTAGCAGTCGATGTTCGATATCCATATAAAGTTGTTGCACTCGATGATGCATTGATATAATCACATACCATTACTGCTCCTGATGAACTACCAGTAAGTATAGTTCCTTTAACAGGTGGATTAGAGCCTATATCAGCAGTTGTTATTTTAGCGTTAGCAAAATCAGTAACTTTTAAATCAGTTTTATTAGCAATAAAAAGTTTTTGAAATGCTTCAAATGCAGTTAGTGGATTAACAGTATTTACATCTGACTTAGCATCTGTCAATTCTGTCATTGTAGTATCATCTGTTTGATACCATACTTCGTGATTACTAATAGCAATAAGATTCTTTGAATAAATCTTATCACTTATAGGTATATTATCACCATAGCACCTAAATAGTAAATCATCGGTTGTATCAGTAGACCAACTACTTCCACCATCTACACTATTTTCTCTATCACCTCCGGCGAAATCGGAAGACCCTGCTCCATCATCATCTCTCGAACACCTAAGTACATTAGAACCGCTAAGACTTGCCCCATGAAACACAACACAATATTTTGTAGTGCTGGAAAGGTTATATGAAGAAGCCAATGTACATGATACCCAAGCATATCCAGCATCAGCATCTGGAACATCTGCGTCATCTACCGACCCTGTTGCTAATAAAGTATTTGGATGCCCACTTCCATCAACTGAATAAATAGCAAATGTAAGAGTTCCTACGTTATCCCCATTATCTTTTCTACAATATGTATCAATACGAGTAATACTATAGCCTACAGTAGTAGTAAAAGATTGACCTGCCCAATCATCGGAATCATTAAGAGTTAAAGCACTATAAGGTTCTGCCGTTCCTGAATAATTATCTCTAAGTATAGCCATAACATTAATCCAATATTAGTCCAATGAAGTTACAATTCCTACAAAGACTATAGGAGAAGACTCACTTCCTCCTATTTGTTGGGCGAATACCTTATCTAAACCGGGACGTTGTGAAAGACGTATCTTTCTTTCAAGTACATCTTTCTTTCTAATGTTATTCATATACCCAGACGTATTGGCGAGTTGGCTGTCCTCCGGGACAGCCCTACTCTCTCCTTTAATTGGCAATTCAAATATAGCCATAATTAATTACCCTTGTACCCTAATGTACGTAATTCTTTAGCGGTTAAACCAGCTTTTCTTAGACGTGAAATATCAGAAGTTCTTTTCTGATTTCTAAAATACACGGGCGTTTTCTTTTCCTTCTGTTTCGCCTTTTGTTGCTTTCTAAAATGTGCACCAGCAATACTATGATAAGATTCCGGTACTTGTTTTCTTAATATCATTTTACCTAAAGCCATGATTACCCCCAATATAATATGTCAACTTTATCACTTTGAGTATCACCTATAAAATACAATCTGTTTAAATCATCAATAGGTAACGTAAGATAGTCTTTAATATCTTCTGATAATTTCCACTCTGGAACAGGGATACCTGTAGAAGTGGAAGCTGCTGAATCAATTCGTACTCGTATATTAGAAGAACCACTTGCAGCAATCATCTTACACATACGACAAGGAACACTTGTAGCACCACCAGTACCCGTACCACCACGAATTTGATATGGGGTAGCGGGAATAGTAACTCTATTTGAACCACCAAAGGATGGAACAATATCAAGTTTCATACCTGAAAATTTAGACATCATTTACCCCTTTCTTAGGTTGCTGAATTAGCTATTTCTTTCCAACCTACAGTTCCCGACCACATTAATATAGTATACCCACCAGCAGCCGTTATTTGAGTAGCGTCTGAACCTGCAACAGTATCAACATCTACATCTACAGTACTGGTTGAGGCATAAACATCAAGAATAACTGTAATTAACTGACCTTGATACTTACCATCAGGGAGAGTAATAGTTAAAGCCGTTCCACTTGTACCATCAACTGAAATTACCCTATCTACAATAAAATTATCACTTGCTCCACCAACTCTCGCTGTATACGTAGAGACTGAAGAAAGTAATTTTTTAGTTCTTAAATCAAATGCTTTTCGTTCTGTTTCAAACCAATTACCTGCACTCATGTTAATTCCCTTCTAAAATGGGTTTACATTACATTTTCCATCCGTAGACCATCTATTCCTTAATCTGGGTAAACGTTATCCATTTGAGGATACGTAAAGAAATCTCTATCAGGTGGCCACGTTGGCCTACTGCTATATAGATTCCCTAATTTACCCGAATCTGTAATTCTATCAAATTTAATAAGTGTTAAAATTAATTCACGTGATTTCTGAGCATGATGCGATGTCTTCATGTCATCCAATGAATGCTCGGCTACTGCTAAACATGATTCTAATATTGCTTCTACAGCCCTAACACCGCCAAAGATTAAATCAGTTGTAGCGGATAGTTTAACAGGGTCGGCTCTATAAAAAGCGGACAAAGTATAAACTTGATTCGGTTTAGGGTAAAACCATAATTCATATAATGTGCCTACAACTGGGTCATACTTAGTGGGAGAGATAGCAAAGTATTCAGGATAACCAGTTTGGTCATTTCCTGTAATCCAGAGAAGTATCTGTCTTGCATCTCTTTTAACTATCGGGGGATTAGCACTTTGGTTATCATAGTAAATCTTATCATCCATCTCTGCAAAATCAATAGGTAAAGCATATTTAGTCTCACCAGAAATAACATTAAATTGCGTAAACTGTTGAAGAAACTTCCACTCATAAGGTCTTCCACTATCATCTAAGGGGTACATAAATTGCCTAATACCTCTATCAACCAAAGACTTACACGTAGTAAGATTAGTTCCTGTAGGGGAGGTTCCTCTTGTGGTCATTCCGAGAAACCAAGATACCTCGTCATATAAATCAGAATACCCTAAAGTATATCTTGCCATCATATTCCTTTCAGCGTCTCTGGGCAGGTAGCCAATGGGAACCACCCGCCCAAAAACAGGGAGACAGATTATTCTGTCTTATACCTTTAGTAATTCAAAGATTTGACCAACAATTATTGGTGGAAAACATTCACCAATACGTTCTTTGATAAGCCTAATATCATTTTCATTCAAATCTACTTCGTCTGAAGCATAAACCTTCTTAGCTAATTCATATTTCTTAACTTTATCTACCCCATTTTCTTTTTCAACCGGACTAAGAATTGCATTAACTATTACCATCTTCACAGTAGCGTCTACAGCTTTTCCGTCAACATTATCCTTCATTCCCTGACCATCCAGAGTCCTGAGTAATACATTTGTTTTTACTAACATAACTGTCTCCTTTAATTGTCAAAAATATTGGGGGGGGCTGATTTTGGCCAGCCCCTAAACCATTAAATACTGTTAAGCAACATTACTTACCATAATATAATAAGTTGCACCACCAATTCTCATTGGAATAACATGACTTACCGATGCACTACTCTGGGTTGCCATAGGTACTTGGACAGCAGCATTAAACTGGAACAAGAAATCTGGATTTTCTGCTCCATGACTTTCAAAATATACCCAAGAAAAACTATTAGCTGTTGGGGTATCAGCTACCTGACAACAAAGATTAAGAACACTCAACCTACCGCCCATACTTGATATTGTTGCACCATTCTCATAAAGTTTGATGTGACAAGCAGTGGCATATTCACCTACTGTACCACCAGTAAGCTCCATTTCTAAACTTGTACCAATAACAATAGCAGAGGCAGAAGCAGAAACGATACCTACGCATTTTAATGCCAAACCTCGTTGATTTACAGTACTTGCACCAGCAGCAGATTCGGCTTTAATCAACAAAGCAGTAAACTGTCCACCAGTTTGATTTGAGACAACATTTATCTCGTTGACAATCACATCATCAGTAGTATCCTCATTATCAATTAATAGACTTCCGAGGTCACCAATCTGGCGAATAAACATATTCGGAGCAAGTTTAGCAAGAACTATGCCCGGTGTAGAAGCAGAATAGGTATAAGTTTCCCAAGCCACACCGACAGGAAATGCATATCTCCTATGAGGCGTAGTTAATGCTTGTTCATTAGTATGAACAGCAAGAACAGTTCGACCAGTAACACAATCAAGACCTACTCGTACCGGAACAACAGCACCATTAGGTACATAAATATCTACAACTCTCGGTCCACTTCTTCCAACCCAACCACCTTTAGCAACAACACCAGCAAAAGCAGAAATGTTGTCAATAGCAGTAGCAACATCAGCCGTAGTACCTGTAGCCGCAGTCATGTTACCCAAAGTAATTGTACTATTAGTTACACCACTCTCAGTACTTCTACTAATAGCAGTAATTTCATAGTTACCATTAGTAACATCACTTCCAGATATAGAAACAAACATACCTACCTGCAATGTATCAAAATCAGTAGTTGAACCAGTAATGGTCTTACTACCATCAGCCGGAGTATCGCTTGACAAGGAAAGCCGTAAAGGACTTTCTACAGTCATATACTTACTTGAGTTATGACTTCCTTCATCCACAGTACCCGAAGCGGTTACCTCACCAGTATTCGCAACACTTCCACCCCACCAATTCTTAGTGGTCTTAAAACTGTAACACAGTGGTTCTCCTTCTTTAAGAGTATCGTCCCCTGTGTAATAAACCCTAATTCTATGTGCAACAGGGTTTCCAGCAGTTAAATTATCCATTTTTTTACCTTTCTTAAATAAAAACTTTTGTTCGAACCTATCCGTCGATTATCTTTATAGAACCTCCTATTTAACTACTCCTTACGAAGGCGTAGCTGTTGAATATGTACAAAGGAAACCTGCATACTTAGGACTTGAGTTACACCAAATTTGGTAAACAAGGTCCATGTAAAGTTCCATAACAGTATGTCTCAGATTTGCAACCTGCTTGGTAATACGGAAATCCCATTTCTTCAGGATAACCGGGTAGATAAAGTTATGGTTCAGACCCAGAATCGGGTTAGTACCATACACAGATGTATTCGCAGTATCGAACGGAGGTGTATAAATCATAGGAATACGATTAAACGCAGGTGTACCATAATGAGCGTCAGGACGATAACCCATATTGTCATCAGCTTTCGCATAATAGGCATTGAGTTTCTTAATGACATTATCATTAGTATACATTGCGTAGTTAACCTTTTCTACAGGAAGCTTTTCCGGGATTACCGGAGGTTGAAAATTAAGCTTACGTGTAGCAGTATCAAGAATAGTCAAAAGACTATCATCAATATTGTTATCATGGTCAGCGTAATAAGAAGCCCAATCAGGATATGTGGTCGCATTAATTCCACCTTTGTCAAATGCCGCTCCGGGGGTACTGCCATCATTATATGTTCCAAAATAACCAGTAAATCCACCAACACTCGTATGAGTACCTAAACCAACCCACTGATTAACACCATAAGGTCGATTTGTATCGGTTGCACTGTTTCTACCATTAATCATGGCATCCAGTACTTCTTCTACCAAGTCTTTTACACAAGAATCATACTGTTGTTTCCATACATCATAGATTGCAGCCGGAGACTTGTTAATATCCTGCTCAATCAGATTCCACATCATACCACCAGTAGCTTTCGCCCAACCCAGACGATATCTTTGATTAATATTTTCCTTGATAAGGTCATCTTGTGCCCAAAAGCCACTATGAGTAGCATTATTCTCACTCGAAAGAGTAATGTGACCCTCAAGTGCCTTACCCACACACTTTACATTACCTCTGAAGAAGGTATTGTAAAACTGATAGTTAGAATAAGCATACGTGGCAAGCGGGGGATTCTTCCTACGAATATCCCAGAGAGTGCCATATGCTATGTCGAGATTTTGCTCGTAACTTACTTCTGCCATTTTACTATCCTTTAATCACCATAATTTCCTTTTACTCCTGCTTTCCTTGCAGCTTCACGAACAACAGCATCTTTTCGAGCGTCGTCGTCTTTATAGACTTTAACAGTCTTTTTACTTGTTCGCTTTGCAGATAACTTCTGCTCGTTTCTCTTTAACTCCTTTATAACACCCCGATGCACATCTTTTTCAAGATTCTCGCCTTTATACCACGTAAGAGCTATTTTCATGGCCTCATCAATAGCCACACCACTCTTTATAAATGGTACTGCTTTCTTCCACACTTCTTCACGAGCAACCATAGCACCTGTACCCATGACAACTTGACCCTTTTTGGGTCCTGCGGGGTATCTTAAGAGTTCTTCGGTTTTCCCGAATATCTTAAAATCCTCACTTGCCTTGTCAAATGTCTGGTTAACCGTTACTATCATAGCAGCTTCTTGAGATTGGGCATCCTTAACCTTCTTCTCTTTACCTTCTTCTTTTAAAGCCTCAATTTCTTTCTTGAGGGCCGCTAATTCAGTTTTCGTGGCGTCATCAATAGTCTTTGAATCTGTAGTCTTTGGCTTACCCTCAGACTTCTTTTCAGACCCCTTAGACTCAGCTTTCTTCTCTAAATCGCCATCCCCAATAATTTCAGGAATCATTTCGAGAAGTACATCGTTATCTATACCAGCAGTAAAATCTTTAATGTCTTCCTCGCTCCATCCTTGAGCAAGACAAACCTTTGTAAATTCTGCCGGGATTGCCGAACCTTTATCCTCCTCCTCTTTCTTTTCTATACCTAATTCACCCTTAATTCTTTTAACTACGTCTTCCCCAGATTCTTCCTTCTTACCTTCAGAATCTATACCACCAGATATATCTTCATCTTCTTTTTTAGTATCGTCGTCTTCCTTTTTTGTATCATCTTCTACCTTGAGGTCTTCTTCTTTCAATTCCTCTTTTACAACATCTTCTATTTCTTCGGGAATATCAGGAGCGGCATCAAGATAAGACGCAAGCATTTCTTCATTATTATCCATTAATTATCTCCCTTACACACAGAACATTTTTTAGAGGCCGGACTTCTCTTAAAGAATTTCTCTCCGCATTCGCAAGTATCAAGAATACCATGAGAAACAAGTACTTCTTCAATTTGTTTGGCAATTACATTTTTAAGACGACCCTCATTTTTCTCTTTCTCAGGGTCTTTCTTTAAGTCATCTTTATTGGTAATACCCGGCCAAATTTTCTCACATTGCCCACACTTATTATTCTCATCAAGTGCCCCATCTCTAAATTCAGCTTTACATAAAATACAAATATTTGCGTTACCGTCTTCATTACTCATATTGTCGTCTCCTTTAAAATAAATTAGTCTTCAACACCACAAATATAGCTGCTTGTAATTACAATACTTCCATCAGTATCAACCTTAGGAAATTCTCCTACATGAGGAGGTGGTGCTAAATAAACTACCGTATCTCCAACATTAATACCGTTAACATCTGGACCCACTCCCAAAACTTCTCCTCTATTCCATTCTTCACTAACACCATCCGGCATTACAATATTACCTATAGGTTGATTTTTTAACTTTCTAACTAAAACATTATTATTTAACATCCTCATTAGTCTATCTCCACTACTAATTTAATTTTATGTTCAGCACTAAAAATGTCACTGCCTAAAATATTACACAAAAATTCTAAATCTTCTCTTTCCATATCCGCAACATTAACATTAGCAAAACTAAGTGAACCAAAAAATGCTTTTTCACCTATTAATGATTTTTCGAATTTTAATAATTCTTTTCGTACTTTTGTCATTACATTTGTCTCCCTTTAAATTGCTTGGTATCGAATTCGTCATAACCAGCCTCACGCATCATTTGTAGTTTATGGCCTCGATTACGAATTAATGGTCTAAAACTTTTACCAAATCGTTTCCAATCTGTGCCCGGATGTAACTTCATTGCTTGTTTAATTTGAGTCTCTGTAACACCAAGCGTCATAGAATATCTTGGATTCTCTCCATAACAAATATTAGTTACTTCCTCTTTACATCTTGGGTCGTCTGTTCCATATTTCTCCACTGATTTTCCAACTAACTGAGTCCCACAAGAACACCTCTCATAAGCACCTCTACCTATATGTTCAAAGTACTCATTACATGTAGAACAATAACATGCTATAATATATGTTTTATTCATTCTGTCCCCTTAAACCTTATTTACCAACAAGTAAATATAAAAGTTTGCCTGTTGCACTATCAGAAATAAACCTAATCCCTGCTATTGCTGTTGCATTAGGATTAAGCGGTATAATACAATGTTGTCCCGCAAGCAAGTATATATGAGAGTCAGTCGCTATAGGGTCACCTGCTGTTGCACCTAACTTAATATAGAAATTACCCGTAATAGCTTCCATATAAATACTGATTGCAGAACCAGTGGATATCGCACCGAAATCTACTGATGTGCCGGTAGTTCCAGTAATCGGACAATGCTTAACTACTTCAGCAGGAGCATCTCCGGCAACAAACATCTTTGTTAAAGATTCATTACCAGTATACAAACCAGTTATTTCTAATGTTGATGTTATTTTTAGTTCTGCTGCCATTATTTAACCTTTCTAAATCCAAGTCTCCAAAGAAAGCTAC